ATTCTCACAAACATTAGCGAATCCCTTGGGAGTTCCATTAAATCCTTCTGATATAATGTGCGCAACCTTTACTATAACACAGCCTACCTTGGCTCTATTGGCATAAGAGAGTTTGGCTAACTCTTTTGCCATAGCCATGTAGGTGCTATCCAAGTTTTGTTGTGCTGCCATCAGGATATCCTCGGCTATATAATAGTAGGGAGACGATTAAAATTATGGCAATAAGACCTCAATTACCACAAGAACCTTTAAGTTATGCTGGAACGCAGCGGTAGACCGAGATGGGCTCTATTGGAAAGGCGCACAACCTACTAACTGCTTTCTATCTAATGCCCACATTATAATGAACGGAGGTCGTGCTGGAATTATATCTGATATGTCCCCCGTATTCACTAATCCTATTCTCCGTAATGTTTTAATTACGGTTAAAAAGGAGATAAAATGACTACCATGTGGGGTGTCCGTCGCCACCAAAGTAAGAAATCCACAGACAATAAGAGTTCGTGTGGTGGATTACCACGCGCCCTGCTTTGTTCGAGACTTCGGGAATTACCTATATGAAAGAACACGCCATCTACGACGAGATCGAGAGTGGCGAAGCACATTGTATGAAGGTTGCTCCGGCGACAAACATTCCTGCCCAGCTATTACAAATCCGTCTTGCTGGTAACAGGTCTGACCCTAAGTGGGCCAAAACCCCAAGACACATTGTTGTTACCTGACATTCACGGAAATGAGATTGGACAAAGAGAGAGGTTTAGCGAGAGCAGCCTCGCTGTATCAATTAAGGACTCTGGTCCTAACGGCACGGTAGAGATTGTTGATCCATACTTAAAGACTGTGCAACAAACTAATGTTGCAAAGAGAAGTGATGGTACTTGGGCTGATAGTTTTGCTGCTGTATGCATTGAGTATTGCAAATCATTAAATTGGACGGGTGGCTATGTTGGATATAAGAATCCAAAGATGACCGCAGTTCAGTTATTTGATTTTGCAAATAAGGCAGCAGGACAAGCAGGTCCCAGAGGAGATTGTTATTGATGGTCTAACACTAGATCACAATAATGGAATCACTTTGAGACTAGACAACACAACCAAGAAGGTTGATATTAGAAACTGTGTTGGTACTGGAGATATCACCATATTCAAGATGGCATCTGATGGTGTCTATCGTGTATGGAAGAAAGTACCAGATCGCTCAAGGGATTCACTTACTAATCATTTATTCTCAGGGCTTCCAGAAGGATTCTCCGCAGAAAGAATCAAAAGCGCGTCTTTCTTCATCTGGATTCTTAGGATCATAAAGATTAGTTACCGAGCATAGAGAGTCCGCAAGGTTGATTCCCTAAGTGCGATTTAAACCATGCCACTCTCCAGCTTTTATGTGAACTACCGCTGGGTTGTGTTCTTCCTATAAAATACTCGTAGGAATCCTTTCTGTATCCAAATCAAACACACCTACTTGCGCCATTCCATTTAGTACACAGAAGTAATCATCTTGATTTGCGTGTCGGTGCCAAGCCTTAACTATATTTGGATACAGGATGCTATAGTTAATTTGAAACTTATCAGTCTTGGCAACTTGATAAATATCATTTAGGACTCCAACCTCGGGAGTCTGCGAACTTCTTTAATGGGCATATTGTTGGCATGGCTCATTGCATAGTGGTGCTGATGGTAGGAGTCGAGCCTACGGGGTCAATTTAATAACAACAGATTTACAGTCTGCTCCCGCCCCTACGGGTCTACATCAGCTTATAATATCGTAATCTTTTTTTATTTGCTTTGCCTTTGTTTAGAGCTTTATATGTGCTAGTGAGCGCATGGCAATTAGGACATAATACTCTAAGATTTTCTGGTCTGTTATTTGTGCTATCACCATCAATGTGATCTATCTCTAAAGGACTCCTGTTGGTAACTGGATTAATTTTATTCCAACCACATTGAATACATTTGTGATTTGCTTGTTCTAATAAGTAAGTTCTTATTGAATTTGATAGTTGATTTCCGTTATTTTTTGTGCCATCAAAAGTCCCCGATTTCCAATTATTAACTTTTTGATCGCTCTGATACTTTTGTTGACACTTTACAGAACAATATTTCCCCTTTTGAGCAGTTTGTAAGTATTCAAACTTAATATTGCAAAATTTACAAAGTGATTCTTTTCTTTTTTTTGGATTTGACATAGTAGATCTCTTATACATATATATAGTAGATCTAGAGTTCAATTTTAAATGAAATTTTAAGTTGGTGACTCCACCGAGACTCGAACTCGGATAGACTGGTTAAAAGCCAGATATTCTGCCATTGAATTATGGAGTCATGTATTGGTATCCCCAGAAGGAATCGAACCTTCAACCTGATGATTAGAAATCATCTGCTCTATCCTGTTGAGCTATGGGGACTTAAAAAACCACAGGTGTTATCCTGTGGCTCGGGAGAGTTAACTCCCCGACCACCATTCAAGAGGTGAATGGATCGTTGTTTGGTAGGGATGGCGGGAATCGAACCCGCACGAACTAAGTTCTTCCAGATTTTCTTACTACTTCGGTTTTCACCGCTGCTATATATTTGTAAGGTATACGCATTTGTAGTCTGGACTATGCCTTTGCCTTTCCTAGTTACAGGAGTCAGGCACTAACCATCTAGTCTCTACACACATTACATTATTATGAAACATAGATACACTATTGAACAACTTAAAGAAGCTATAACAACTAGCCACTCTATTCGTGAAGTCCTAATGAAGCTCAATATCGTCCCAGCAGGAGGAAATTATGCTACATTAAAAAGACAGATTAAGTTGCACAAGTTAGATATATCACATTTCAAAGGCAAATCTTGGAACAAGAATAGAAAATTTGGACATAAGCGTCCTATTGCATCTTACTTATGCAATCAATTCTCTATATCATCTCATCGTCTACGCCAAAGACTAATTGAAGAGGGTTTATTTAAATCTCAATGCTCAAATTGCAATCTTCAGAATTGGTTAGGTAAAAATATACCCCTAGAATTAGATCATATTGACGGAGATCATGAAAATAATAATCTTTGTAACTTAAGATTACTTTGTCCAAATTGCCATGCTCTTACACCTAATTATAGGGGTAAAAACATAAAAATGTAATTTGGCTCGGCGTTGCCATGTTAAAGGTTTCACCGAATTTGGTTAGTTCTCGATAAAGGATTTCTCCTTTATGACTCATATAGTTAAAAGTCTGATGTGTCTGCCTGTTCCACCACATCCCCGTTATTTTAAAGAGCTAAGTTGCAATTTCAGTTTAACGCACGCAACGAAACATAATGGATAAATTGCAAAAACCCCCAACATAGCCCCTCTGTTCTTAACGTCCATCGGGCGAATGGTACTCGGACGTTTTCAGCTATGTCGAACGCTTGCTGAAGCCGCAGCGATGAAAAATGTACGCCATCGTCAACACTCAACAACGTACTCGCAGGTGGGAGTGCAGGGTTCGACACCTGCTGAATCCGTATTTACTACGGCACGTTTCCTTCAACGTCGCCTCCCTTGTATATGGCTCCTCGGGTAGGGATCGAACCTACAACCAATCGGTTAACAGCCGATTGCTCTACCATTGAGCTACCGAGGAACCTTCAATCACAGGGTACTGTCACCCTTCCAGAAACCACCCTCAGGCTCAATCTCATCCGTAAGTCCGAGAATGACCTTCAGTTCATTAGCAGTATCGACAAGCTCATTACGTCGATTGATGATGTTCTCACGTTGAGCATCAATTTGAGAAAGAGCATTGTCCATCTGCTTAATACCTTGTTCAGCACCTTCGAGCATCTGAGCAAGGAACTTATCACGCTTATCAACAGTCTTTTCAGTCATAATAAATCCTTTCTTAAAGATTGTTTGGTACGCCTACTTGGACTTGAACCAAGAACCTACCGCTTATAAGACGGCAACTCTAACCGATTGAGCTATAGGCGCGTGTGCTGGAGCGGGAGACGAGACTCGAACTCGCAACAGTCAGCTTGGAAGGCTGAAACTCTACCATTGAGTTACTCCCGCATATCGCACTTGCAGTACGTTGGGACACCTACAAAAGTGCGAGTATCAGTCTCGCTATCATAGTTGCAGGTATAGCACTTCATGTCCACAAAAACATCGGTAATCGTATCGTGCTTAGTGCTCTTGTAGAAATTCTTCAGGGCAATAGCCACAATATACAGGACGTTTTCATTACTATCGTCGTTGTAAGTTGTGATAGCCGAATGACCATCCTCATCAAGCCAATGAATTTCGATGTTCCAACGCTTGCCGTGTGCCATAATGTCTCCTACGGTATATTATACTGCGGAGCTTTAGGTATTTAATTAGAAGATGCGTTATATTTTTTGGTATCTACAATCCGAACAGTACCATCGACAATACGAGGTGTGTACAAATCCTTTTCCTTGGTAGGAACGATCTTGTTCAGGATTGCGTCTGCAATCTTATTGGACACGTTAGACTTAATAAATCGAGCGATGTTTCTAGCTCCGTACTCATTAGAGTATCCACCCTCGGCAACATACTCGATTAACGAATCAGTAGCCTTGATAGGCAGGGCTTCTAGTTGCAATTTAGCAATCTTCTTAACATCTTCCTTGCTGAGAGCATGGAACACAACTATATCATCAATACGGTTTAAGAATTCAGGACTAAAGTGCCGCTTGATGGACTTACGAATAATCTCCGATGAAACCTTCTCATCGGGAGCCTTCTTTCTATCGAACCCCATAGGCTCCTTGTTAATCTCGGTAATGCCTTGATTCGATGTGAAGATGAAGATAGATTGGCTGAAGTCTAACACTTGACCAAGGTTATCGGTGCAGGTTCCATCATCAAGAAGTGAAAGAAGAAAATCGTACAACTTGTGGTGAGCCTTCTCAATCTCGTCGAATAGGAATACCCAACGATTGGATTGCTCTGCCTTCTCACCTAACAAACTCTTTTCGCTGTGACCAATAAATCCTGAGGGGATCCAATCAACTTGGCATACTCATGCCCGTGAGAGTATTCTGCACTAGTTCACTTTGAAGAAGTTGCCGCTGAACTTCTCACCAAGGATCTTTGCGATTTGAGTCTTGCCAACTCCCGTAGGTCCAACGAATAAGAATGAGCTATGCTTTGTTAAACCAGAAGCCATGAGCTTCATGGCATTAATTAGTGCATCAATAGCTTCATCCTGACCGACAATGTTTGTATTGAAGTGTATGCGAAAGATTCTCAAGATCCTCGATTGAGGACATACCAAGACCTTCATTGATAACTCTGCCCTTAGTCTTACTGCTTGAGCATGGCGAGGAACTTGTGTTCCATACCGCTCATAAACGTCTGAGCATTCAGATCGGTACAGATAAACTCCAACGAGAATGGAGGATACAAATCAATGATAGCCTTGTATGCAGCGTTCAGAGCAATTTCACGATCCTCAACATCTTCGGGTAATCCATCTATGAAAGCATCACCCTCCATCATAAACTTGCGGACTATGAATACCTTGTAATCCTCAACCTTAATGGGAGTTTGTTCGGACAGAATCTTTTTACGAAGTGAATCGTATATCTTCTTTTCCTCCTCAAGGGAGAAGCCACGAACAAAAAAAGAACTAAATCTAGTTCTGGAGAAACTACACGGTAGGTTTTCTTGTTAGTCATTAATTAAACTATCTAGTTCCGTAAATACCGAATTTTCTGAACCCTTAGATGCCTTGGTTGTATTAGAGTCGGTAGGCTCCTCCATTTTAATAACTAAGCCTAGGATCTTAATTACGTTATTCTTAGATGCCTGAGCTACTTTAAGGGTGTCTACCATTAAAGCCTTGGCAGTTGAGTCCATAGGATTATTGTCCACCATTTCTCTGAAGAAACGGTGAGCATCCAGAGCGAGCTTTCTATCCTCTATGGATTCTTCTATTAGCTTCTTAGCTATTCTTTGAATTCTGGTTGGGCCAAGAATCGAAGTTTTTGGTATATAAGTTGTTGGCATACATAAGCTCCTTTTTGGTATCTAGCATTCTTTCGTATTTAGAATTGATGTTTTTCTGAACAAACGAAGTGAATACATCGTACCACTCATCGTAAGTAATTTCCGTATCGTGCGAAAACGCAGGATACCAAGGCAAGTAAGGTGAGTTAACTTCCTGATTCATTTTAATTAAGAATTTCTATATGGGAAAGGTGAAGATTCTTCATGTAAGTGCCTTCAGGCATATGGAAGTTCATCTTCATGGTCATTATACTATTAACTAGATCTACATTATTAGATACATCCAAAGCTAAATCCAGATGTACCTAACATGACGCTCAGTTAGATTATTTTTAAGAGGTTCTGAAGTAAACTCTACGGGAATCTTTTTCTTACGTTCTCCTAGATCCACTTGAACATAATTACTTCTTTCTGGTAAACTTCTCGAATCCATCCTCATCGTCATCGTAGAGGTCTTCCTGGATTCTCGATCTTACCCTTTATCGTATTATAGTTCTTTTGCTTCTTCTTTTCACCAGCCTTGTTATAAGGCTCCTGCTTTTCGTACTTTTGAATCTGCCATGATATTAAAAATTAAAATTAGGACCGCCAGAGGAGTTATTATACAGATCAATGCTTGCCAAGGTATACGCAACCTCGCCATTTGTAGGAAATGATAAAGAGACGTTCTCCTCTTCCTGCATCCCAATACATTACAGCGCACTTAGGATCGTGCTCCATCATATCGTAAACTAAATTGTAAAGTTTGCAATTATTGTAGTATTTTACGAATTCTGGAGAAACTTCTCTTACAAGTTTTTCGCCATTATCCCTGTTCATAAAAAAGTTCATTTGGGCTGTAGTTACATAAAGCCCATTGTCATCCATTAAAAAGGTTCTCTGAACTTTGATTCTTCCATAATAATGAGAGTAGGATAGGGGAATGGTTTACAAGGCTCATCCCCCTACCCTACAAGGATTAGTTAGGGTTAACCCTAACAGTATTTAGAGTGTCTAGTTGGTGCTTCCTGCATACTGACTAGCAAGTTCCCACAATTGTTGGTTAAGATCAATGTCCAACTGGATGTTAGAGATCGAGCGAACCATGCGGCGGGTCTGCTGGTTACGGAAACCGCCTCGGATAAGGTTCTCCTGAGCGACGTTAAAAGTACGCCAGAGATCATTACCAACGTCCTGTTGGCGACGGGCAGTAGAGACTTCCTGAATGATGGCATTATCAGGATCCGTGAAGCGCAAACGAGCGGCATCAGCAAAGAAATCCATTCGAGAGCGTTCCGAGAGTTCAGTCTTTTGCCAGCGTGTAACCTTGTCCTTGAGGACCGAAGCATTACTGACCAAGCGACGGGAAGCATCCTTAACCTGCTCAGGATCGAATCCAATGTGACGGATGTGGATAGTACCGAAATCATTTTCGGAGACAACCGCACCGTTCAAGCAGATAAGACGGAAGATACCCGCTTGCAGCTTGTAACCTCCAAGACCATTGTGCGAATTCACAACGAGCATCTCAGGAAAGCTATCACCGACTGCGAAATTCTTAACATCGAGATCACGGTGACGGAGGCGAACAATGTGCTTCGCATGGTCACGGCTCCACTTGCAGGAACCAACCTGACGAGCCTTCCAAGCAGTCCAACCTTCTTCTTGGAGAATCTCAAGGATCTCCGTAGTGGGGAGGAAAGAGTAGCGATCAGAGACACGACCCTCCTCAGGTGCCGTAGCAAAAACCGCAGGAGCTTCTGCGCGGAGCATTTCTTCGTTAAAGAGGACCATTAGGCATTACCTCCGTAGGTTTCAGCGAACGCTTGCTCACGGGTGAGGTTGCGATTCTTCTGATCCTTGGTCATGCGGAAACGCTTTCCAGTCTTTTCGGTATAGTCCTCGATGGACTGGTAGCTGGGAGAAGTCTTAGCCGTAGCCTTAACTTCGACGATAGGTTGTGTTTGCGGAATCATAACTTTCTTTAGTTTTGGTTGAGTAATTTTGCGTCCAAAGGAATTATCGAATGCATCAGAGATCATGCCAGACACTTCTTCATAGAAGTTTTGCCAATTTCTGGTAGTCATGGTCGCTAAGTTCTCTCCTTGTGGTCGCACTATTATACCCTACCGCAGAAAACTTTCAAGAAGAAATACCGAAAACTTTGTGAAGTGGGGCGAAGCCCTTCTCGGCAGGGTTCAGAAGCATTTCCTTGAACTCCTTAGACTGGAACTTGGATTCTGTACCATCGACAGAGTACCAAGCCCCTGCACGCTTAACTAGACCATCAGCCTCTAGCATCTGTAGAACGCCAGCGTATGGATCTAGACCCTCGTTATACATGAGTTCAAATTCGCACTCACGGAAAGGCACGGATACTTTATTCTTTGTGTTACGAACTGTACCCTTGATTCCTACGACAACTTTGTGTTCATCACGAATGAGGTCGCTGGTTTTATTCGAGATAGTCTTTAAGTTAACGCCTAGGTAATACTCTAACGACTTGCCTCCCGCAGCCATTGTGGTAGGATCACCGTACATTACACCAACTTTGTTTCTAATTTGGTTGATGATGACGAGTGCTACTTTATGCTTACGCATGAGTGGGTTGATCTTTCGCAAGCAAGCTCCCGTAGCCTTGGCTCTTACTGCGCCCTGCATATTGTTGCCATCATAGCTCTCTGCTTCGTATTCTGCTTTTGAAGGCGATACAGCGATACTATCGTATGCAACTACAATCGGTGTATCAGTATCTGTTTCTCTGATAGCCTTAATTGTATCTTCTATAACTTGGAAGCAGTCTTCCAATGTTTCAGGTGCAGCGTAAATCAGCTTCTTGGGATCTAATCCTAAGTGTACAGCAAACTCAGGGTTATACGCATTTTCGGAATCTACAAGCATGGTGTAGTGTCCTGCTGCTTGAGCTTCCTTGAGGATATGAGTAGCAAATACAGTCTTGGCTGTAGATGCTTCTCCATGTATTTGTGTAATCATGCCAATAGGAATACCTCTGGTATAATCTCCAGAGATAATCTTATTGAGTGCATAACTTCCAGTTGAAACAAATCCCATGTCGGGAACTTGTTCTGATAAAAAGGCCCGCGTTTTTTAAACGATCAAGTACTGCTTTATTCATACTGTATTATAGAACACTTTGACTTTTTGGTCCCTAGCCTTTGCTATAAATCACTTCTTTTATGCCGTGATCATTAATTAGTTTCTGGCACCACTTGCAAGGCTTGGCGAGAAGATCATTTACTCGATATACGAAGATAGTGGTCCCAGACAAATCAATACCTCTGCGAACAGCCTTATAGATTGCATGGCTTTCAGCATGGAGAGTCTTATAGTTACCCGATCCGAACTTGGGATGGGTCTTCTTAATATTGTGACGCAAACTAAGACTTTATTTTTGCGAGCTATGGCAGCACCGATCTTGAATCTACTCTTTGACTTTTTGGACTCAAGTCTTGCTGCCCGAATCGGCGGAGGTTCGTTCATATTAATGCCAACCAGGTTTATAAACACCTTCTCCAGTAATCTTGAATGAATGCTTGTTATTGCCTAGAAATCGAAACATTGTAGTGGGCTTCTTTTGCTTTGGATCACACTTTGGACAATGTGGTATTGGGTTATTCACATGATCCGTCATTGATTCAAACATCTCAAACATAGACTCGCATCCTGAACATTGATATTCATAGAAAGGCATTAGCGATTATCTCCTGATCCTTGAATCACTCCACGGCTCTTACGGTCATCCAACTTCTTCAGAACACCCTCTGCAATACTCTTAAGAGGAATATTAAGTTCGTATGCAATAGCAGAGACATACCAAAGCACATCACCAAGCTCGCTTGAGATCTTATCTATATCTTCATTAGTTGCTTGACCGTCCTTGTCTCGCATGATCTTCTTAATCTTACCACAGACTTCCCCTGCCTCACTAGCTAGTCCAAGTGTGGGATAATAAAGATTCCGCTTAACATTAGGGTAGACTGCTGTGCGGATTGCCTCTTGCTGAAATTTATTGAAGTCGTTCATGGCTTATTATAGCTTGGTATGAGCGGTATTTGCCTTGATTGCTTGAGATAATATCCATTCATAGGTCTTTTGTAAACCCTCCATAAGTTTTGCTGAGGGTTTCCATCCCAGCTTTTCTGAATTAGCTTGTTGTCGCTATTTCTACCCTTAACACCAGTTGGTCCTGGGATATTTTTAATTACTAGATCCTTCTTTGATAGGCGAATAACATTCCAAGCTAACTGTTGAATAGCTATCATTTCATCAGATCCAATGTTAACTGGTCCTATGAAATCAGAATTCATTAGACGTTCCATAGCTTCCAAGCACTCGTCAATGTATAGGAATGACCTTGTTTGTTTACCATCACCCCACACTTCTATATAACTTCCGTTTATAGTCTCTGCCACCTTGCGGCAGATCGCTGCTGGAGCCTTCTCCTTACCATTATTCCAAGAACCCTCTGGTCCGAAAATATTGTGGAATCGCGCAATACGAACATCAAGTCCGTAATTCCTGTGATACGATAGGTATAGTCTTTCACTAAACAATTTTTCCCAACCATATTCTGAATCGGGTGCAGCAGGATAGGCCGATTCTTCAGCACACTTTGGATTGTTTGGATCTTCCTGATTATACTTTGATAAATACAAGCAGAAGAAGAGTAAAACACTTTCCACTTATGCTTCTGAGCATACTTACAACAGAATAGATTAATTAATGCTGAGTTACTCATTACATCAGCATCATGCTCTCCTGTAAATATATATCCTGCTCCACCCATGTCAGCAGCTAGTTGGTAGACTTCTGATATATCCTTATACTCTGATAGAGTTTTCCAAGTAGCTTCTTTTCTAAGGTCAGCCACATAAAATGATCTGTTTGAGTTTCAGAAAATTCAGGCTTCTTAAGATCCACCCCAATAACTTTGTGACCTTGAGCCTTCAGTTTCTTAACTAAGTTAGACCCAATAAATCCACCAGCACCGCATACTAAAATTATTTTCATATTGTTTTAAGAGTATATTAATGTTTAAAAATTACTAAAAGACCTCGTGACATCTTTCTCCTGAAAGAGTTGATTTGTTAAATAATTTATGATGTATGTTATTTTTTATACAATCTTTGAGAATATTTATTAAATTTGGAAAACAGTCTCTGCTCTGAGTAAAAAGATTAATATCATGATATATCAATAGCCTCTGTATCAAGCAAGTTATCATATACATAGGAGAACCATTGATCAGTATTATGATGATCTGCGTCAGAAACTATAAAATCATACTTATTTTTTGTTGAAAATACAAAATCTTTTTCATTTGAAGTTATTAAGTTATTTATAAACGGACCATAAATTTCTAAAAATTCGTTTGGAACATTACCTCCAAAATCACACCAGTTATCTACTACGGTGTAGATTGGGTTATTTTGATTATACTCAATACAATCTAATATTGAATCCATTGATCTTGCACCTCCAACACCTAACTCAAGAATATTTTTTGGTTTGGAGCACATTACTAAAGATTTAATCAAATTTGCATGATTAATATCTACTTTAACTGATTCATTTATTTCAGGAGAATCCCAACTAATTGTCCATTTTTTTCTTGCATATTAATTTATCCCATAAAAATAGTTATAATCTTTATAAATTATGGATTGTTTACTTTCATAAAAAGAATAACCTCTACCAGCATAATGAATAAAATTTGCTAATCTTCTTTCATTATTTGGGTCAGGCATTCCTAGATCCATTCTATTCCAAGAATAATCCAACTCTTTAAACTTAACATTATTAGAAAATATTAAATAGTTTAGAATATCCTGTTCATGAAATGGTGTCTGACCTAGACGATCTAAAACTGATTTCCATTTTTTAAGGTTTCTGCTTGCTCCTTGGAAGCTAAATAGATACCAGCATTGAAATATTTATAAAGTCCATTTTCTTTAGGCCAATCAAGTGGTTTAGGAAATGAATCTACTACTTCATTTCTAGTTAATCCTGAGAATTTTTATTTTCAAGAAACGCATAAAAAAAGAACTATCATTATAAACTTCAAAAATATTTTGTGCATTAGGGTTGATTAACACATCAGCATCTATTTGAAGAATTCTATCATATCCTAAATTAAACAATTCTAAGTTTTGAAACTTTTCAAAAACTATTGAATTTGTATTTATTTTGAAAGTATTAAATTCTATCAAATCAATAGAATATTTTTTTGAATATTTTCTAATCGAATCAATACATAGTTCATAAATATTATTGGTATTTTGATTAATAGGAATATTTACAACTGATATACAATTTTTCATTTTTTCTCCAATAATAATAAATGAATGATTTAAATCTCTTTCAGAAAAAATTATTGATTTAAATCCTAATTTTTCCATACATTTTTTTATTAAAGCTGCATCAAAAAAATGTAAATGTTTTCTATTATTCCAGGGAAGCCAATATTTTTGATCTTTATGAGGTAAATACAAAAAATAAAATTCCGCCAGGCTTTAAACATTTAGACCAATATTCAAGAGTTCCAACCCAATTTTCTAAATGCTCTAAACAATGTGAGGAATAAATATAATCTAAGTTTATAGGAAGATTATGTGCATGATATTCATTTGATTTATCATTTATATCAGCACCTACGGCCCCTGGAAATTTCCATTCTTCATTGTTAAATCCAATATCTACGCCTATACCTTTGCAAAAATGTTTAGCAAATGGAATTGCAAATTGAGATGCATACCTTGAGATTGAAATTTTGGATATTTTTCATCTTCAAATTCAATAAATTCTATCATGTTTAACCTACAATTTTTGAATTATCTCCCAAATATTTTAAATTCCAATAATTAGAATGGGTAGATCTCGTACCATGAGCAACAGCACCTCTTCTTAGTAAGAAGAAATTTTCTGAGTATTGTTTTAAAGTACCATCTATAAATTGGTGAACTGCACTTTCAACACAATAAACTGCGGAGGCTCCCTTTATTATAGAGTACCAATCTAAAATGCTAAACCCATTTATCATAGAAACTTCTATAACTGGTAATGATTGATTAGGCATTAGAGCCTTGTCTCCATGAGAATTAGTTAAGTGAGCCACTACATAGTTATCTGGAACATTGAGTAGCTGCTTCAATTCATTTTCTTTTCTAATGTTTCTTGTCCAAACTAGATTATGTTTCTTTTCAAATGGAACTTCTGCTAATCGGTATTTACATTGTTCAAAATTTTCCCAAGGTTTTTGTGCCGTTGGATGTGGTCCACGATCTGCTAGATTAATAACTTTATCATAATTTTTCATCATGGGAATTATTTTCATAACATCAGATCTTAACCAATCCTCATGCAACGATTCATCACCAAGGATAATTGGTTTAACATAATTGAAGTATTTTATTGTTTCTAGAAATTGATTTCTTACAGGCCAATAAACTTCATATCCTTTGTCTGCGTACCACTTAGCAATAGGAGCACGGACAAAAATATCACCAAAAGCACCAGGTTGAACTAGTAGTAACTTTTTCATAAATTATTATTTAACCAAAAAGAATTACCCTGTCCATTTTTAGTGTCATTATCCAGCCCTATAGATATCAAAGTAAATTGTTTAAGATAATCTTCCAGATCTTCTCTAAAACACATACCATCATAAGGACGTTCATCCCAAGGTTTAATAAAATCATGAGTATGAATTTCCAAAATAAACTTTTACACTTATCTAAATTAGTACCTTTTAGAACTTTTTAATTCTGCTCCTTGAACATCAATCCATAGAAGATCTATATCCATATCCCCCAATTCTTCTTTTAAGGTAGTAGATTTAGTTTTTTATAATTTGATCAATTTTAAATGGATGCCCTAATTCATGCCCAAGAAATTTTAAAATAGATCCAGATCCTCTCCACCATTACCGAGTTCATAGAAATTAATATCTTCTATGCAATCAGAAATTGTTTTGTTATATGTCTTTACTCTAGGGTTATCATTAAAATAGTTTGTTAATCTTTGATAATGTTTGGGAACAGCTTCAAAAGCGTGAACAATACAATTTGGATATATATTTAATAATGTAAAAATCTCGTACCCATGATAAGCTCCAACTATTACTATAGTTTTTATTTCTGTTTTTTCTTTTTTTATTGCTTTATGAAAATAATTTTCCACATCATGCTGAATAACATCATAAAGCGTTTCCTTGAGGATAATAATAAGTCATTTGATTCTCCTAAATTTTTTAATCTTTCATGGCTATGAAACAAAAAACACCATCAGAATCATAAAATAGTATTTAAATTCAATTTTAAAATGGTATTAAATTTGTTATTTTTAAAGAAAGTTATCCATTCTTTCTTAGTTTTACAATTTATATGAGTTGGATCTTTTCTTGATATTTCTAAGTAAAAATTATTTTCACCTTCTATAGCTACAGGTATTCTACCAACTATTATTTGTGTTTTTGCAGTATTCATTAGCTGGTCTAGTGAAAAATCATTCATATGTTCAAAAACATCTAATCCAAATAATAGGTATTCATTAAATTTTACATCATTTATATTTTTGTGAGTAGTTAATTCTTTTTCTTGACAAACATTCCTAGCCCAATCGGAAAGTTCCACACCTACCACATTGGTATACCCACATCTTTTTATTCCTTTTATTAGATGCCCTACTGCACAACCAAAATCAACAATGTTTGTATTAGAATTTATTAATCCTATAGATTCAAGAGTATGAGTTATTTCTTTAGCTAATTTAAAATACCTGTCTTCTCTTTCCAGATAATTAGAATAATTAGAACTCTTGTAATAACTTTCCGTATATTGATTACTCATGGGAAATTTTTATCTGGCATTTCTGAGGCTACTGTGTGTAGTAATTTATTGTTAAATTTGTAATAACAATACTTGCAAGAAGAACACCAGTTTTTACCTTTGTTATTCTTAATTTCATAAGGATAACCTAAGTTCTTGTAATTTTCAGACATTTTTTCCCAAGTACTAATTATATCTTTTACTTCACACAAAGAATAATCTAAATCATAAGTTCTAGTATTCAGAACGTGAGATGTACAAATATAAACATGATAAGAACCTGTTCCATGTGGATGAGGTGCAATATAAGGTCTTATTGCACCAACATAACAGCCTTCATTATACGGTCCATCATCGTTATCAATATCCTTGATAAAGAATTTAGAATATTTATCAAGTTGTTTTATTATTTCTGTATACTCATCCTTAATAGTAGCATTATTTCCTTTTATTAGGCAGTTACCAGCAATTCTGACAAATTTAACCTCGGGGTGAATGCTTACTAGTTTAGCTATTCTTTCTATTGTCTCCTTAGTAGTTCCTCTATATGGTTTACCTAATCTAGGAGATTTTTCTGTTCCATCATAAATAATATAACTAAATCCTAGTTTATCTTTTGGAAAATTTCTGAAGTTGTAATCTTCAGGATCTACACCTTCATCTAATTGAATCAAACTTATTCTGAGCCAGTTGAGATTTTTATGAGACTCCTGATTTAGAATCTTCAAATCATGGCTGTTAGTTATCATTCCAACATCATACCCTAATTCCTTAGAATAGGATATTATATCATTTATATTTTTTCCCTGAGCTTTGTCCCTATAAAGCATAGGGTTTCCACCTCCTGTAATTTCTACAGACTTAGCTCCAAGCTTTTTAAAATCTTGCAGCGTCTGACAAATTACATCCCAAGGCATAAAACTTTTTAAAGGTCTACCTGCCACGGAACAGAAAGGACAGTCACTATCACAAATTTCACAAGGAGCCAATTGTATTGTGATAGGCTTGAATGTCTTATTCACTTGGATACTGTGTAAAACATCAGTATGTTGGAGTAACTTATCTCCCCAAGTGCTATATTTTTGTGTTAATTCAGAATAATCACTCATTTGAAAATCTCAAAGCCATATCACAGAGAGAAGTATCCCCTGTCTCTCTTATATAATCATATACAAACTTATCATAGTTACGATGTTTTAATAATTTATCAAAAACAGAAGCATCAAATTTCCAGTCAGTTACATAACTTGTTGGAGTATTAACTTCATTAAAAATCAAGTTATTACAGGCTGCATCTATGTCTTTAATAACTTTTAAACCATTTTCTTTATTATTTAATAATTGATCAATCTTATAATAAACTTGTTTAAATGCATAAAATTTAGTATTTATTGCTTGCAGGTGAATAAAACATAAATCATTAGTATTAACTCTAGGTAAATTTACAAAAGGTTCCCTTTGAGATTTATGAATGCCTTCACCACTCTCTGGTAAATCTTGCATATGCTTAGTTGATGATATGAATGTTCTATAATTATACTTATACATAGGATCAGTTCTCATTTTATTCAAAGATCCTCCAACAACATTAGCCTGAAAAAGTCCTATGTTATACTTTAGTGATAGTTCACAACATTCTTTAAAATTTTGTAATAAAGAATATCCTAGCAATTCATCACAATCTATAGAAAAATTAAATCAGCTCCTTCAGATCTAGCTACTTTATTTAAAAAATTTCTACCTTTACTCTCATTTAAATTTAATGTATCAGAATTATATATCTCGCACCTGTTTCCCAGATATTTTTTAATAATATCTATGGAATCATCTGAACAATTATCATTCCAGAATAGAAATTTATCTATTGGATAGTTTTCCCAAAAAGGTAGCACTTCTTTAAGTAATGGTGCCTCATCTTTTACTAGTGTAATACTATAAGTTTTCATAATTAAAATAATGGATTAAGTGGGGTTTTTGTTGCATTTTCGCTGTGTCCGTCGTTTTGATAGAACATAGGATTTCTCAATGCATAGATTTTATAGTTCTTCATAGTCATCGCTATTGGATCATCACAACCTCCTATAGGGTTCTCTGTAAAATTATTGAGAGTATTTATGATATGAGATCTATAGGATTCTGTTAGATAAAGAACAGCATGAATTCCTAACATATTATAGACTCTAAGGTAATCATCATTATAGATCGAAGATATTGCTCCTCCAAACGTGGTTCTACCTTGGATCATTCCATACAAAGAAGTGCCAAGATATACTGCATCTGCGTCATCAGGAACTTGTATTGTAGAGGTGAAATCTTTAACAAGTTGACAATCATCTTCTAAGACTAGAACTGGCAGACTGTTACTTAGAGACTTTATATGTGATCGTGCTATTCCTATAGTATAGGGTTTAATTATTTCACCATTAAGCTGAGTAGTATTACTAACTCCCATTTGTTTAAACATTGATTGCATCTTCTTATGTCTATCAATATTTTTTTCAATGGTGTTCCAGTAGATAGGAATCTTAGTTAAATCAATTATCATTTAAAACTATATTCCAACGTCGTAGAATTTCATCTGTAGTGATGATCTCAGGATTAAAATGATTTCCATGATAAGGGATACCCGCTGCTTTACATTCAGCTTCCACTAATCCATAAGTTTCAAATTTAGAACTGTGATAAACAGCATCTAATGTGTTATACATTATGGTTTTATCATTACAGTGATTCTCTACAGAAACTCCATACTTTTAATAAAGGCTCAATAAATTTATTGAAATAAGTAATATCTGAAATTATACCAAATAATTTAATCTTCTTAAATCCGTCATCTAACGCCTTCTTTATTGATAGATGCGTTTGTTTGTGAGAATCAATACTGCCTATAATACCCGCTGTATTAGTTTCTGGAGCTTTCCATACTATACGATCTACGATAGGTGGAATTATCACGTTAGGATGATTTATTGAGTGATATTCTTTTTGTCTTTGGCTAACAAATTGAATAACATCATAATGATCTAAGGGTAACTCCTTAAGTGGAAATAAATTTGATTCATGGCAGCTTAATATGTGCTTCTTTAGATTTCTAGTAGTAATCATTACAAAGTGACTGATTACAGTATCATATACTGTAATTTTGCAATCACTGAGCTTTGCTGCTCTACACTTATTTAAGTGCCAATCATGAGGACCATAAAAAGTACAATCATACCCGTTTGCATTTAGCAAATTGGTTAATTTAATGTGATGTTCTGTGCTTCCTCCTGAGAGGACCAACCACTAACTAACTTTATTTGCTTTTTCATTCATAACCTCTCTATATAAATCTATTCTAGATTTTACCATCTTATTCATATCAAAGTTTGCTTCTGTTATCTTGTGTAGATTCTCACCCATTCGCTTAACAAGCTCTGGATTCTTTGCACATAATGTTAACACTCGAATCCATTCAGGTATACCCTTCTTAGGGTCAATTAAGAATCCTGTTTCTCCATCTTTAATCCATTCAGAGTAACAACCAACATTAGAAGCTACTAGAGGAATTTTATATCTACCGCATTCAGCGATTTTGATTTCGGATTTTTGAGTCATTGAATTCATTCATTTCTAATGGAGCAAGTGCTATATCCATGTTCGTAAACATAGAACCGTAACGATCTGGCATCAATGCATAATGTATAGCCCAATTGCCTAATCCTTTAAATCCTCTTAGAATAATTTGTTGATACTTTCTCCAAACATCAATCTGCCAATCATCAGGAGGAGTTCCTTTAGGGGGATGTCCTAGAAATCCTCATCGGCAGTTTTCTCTACCTACTCTTTTGATTAACTAAGTGTGGTACTCCAGAGAAGTATTTTAAATCTTGCTCATGGTGAATTCCTCCTACCCACCCAAATCTTATAAAGTTCTTTGAAGGTTTTTCTACTCTTTGGTAAGTTCCAACAAGGTAGATTATAATCTATAGTATTCTTAACTATAGCAAGTTTAGTGTTTGGACCACAAAAGGTGCTACTCTTGCAGCAAATTTGCTTTGTGTTACCGTAACTAAATCTGAGTGGTGATAAATAAACTTGGTAATTTCCTCAAGACCTTTCCTCATATACATGATACAATCTATGACCTTGATAGATATTAGTTAATAGATCATCTGTATCATAATGTACAAACTTACCAAATTCCTTAGCCTTACCTATAATTCTAGCAGTATAGTTACCACCATACTTACATAGATTTTGAGTGAACACAATGTCTGCCCACTTCATATCAGCAAAATCCCAATCAGGAATCCATTGACCAGTCTTTTCATCTATACCCAAAGGATTCTTGTTCCATCGAATCTCTACCTGATCAGATATAACTCTTCTAGCTTTCTGTAAGGTGCTATAATTCTATAATAAGAACATCCACCTTCATTAGCTGGTATACACGTATTTTAAGTTTCTCTGCCATAATTATATTGTATAGTTAAAAATAGAGGACACCTTTTTAGAGGTGTCCTCTTATCATAGACGATTTATATTAGTCTATGCTTGGGTTTGTGAACATTCTTGTTCAGGTTGTGGCTGCTTAGTCGAGTGAGCAGCACCGATAGCAGCAGCTAATGCAGTCATAGCACCACCAATATCAATCTTCTTGTCGAAAGGCATGATAGAAGTGAAAGCCTTAGCATACTGTTGACGCTTGCGTTGTGAGAATAATGCAATCAGACCTTCCCATGCGGCTAGGCTTGGGAAAAATGCAGCGGCAACTCCAAAGATTGCTTGAATAATTCCAGCAATATCAACTCCTTGTGGCTTGCCAAGAGGAATGTAAGCAGCACCTTCTTCTAGCTGCTCCTTCTGCTAGAACGACTTGCGTCCCCTCAGGAATTACAGCTTGAAGTTCTTCAGGAAGTTGTTCCTTGGGGAATTACAACAGCAGGTTGCTCACCATCCTTGAGTTGATCATCAGTTGTGACCGCACAGGATCTTCAACAAACCAACTCTCCAAAGTAGCACAGGAAGTTGTTCCCATGCCTACAACTAGCGCAAAAAGAGATACAGTTAAAAAGTTTCGCATAAATTATCCTTAGAAGCTTGGAAAGGTAGTCATCATCAGAAACGTCATCCGATCCCTTCGATGCCTACCCTTTCGAATAGGACCGCCCATAAGAGCGGCTGCGGCTTGCTTCACTTCCTCATAATCCTCCAGCTTAACAAGCTCATGGATATCACGGAGACTTCCCATGACCGAAGCGATCTCAGCCTTGCTGCCAAGTGCAGAAGCCTTAGGACGAGGAGCCGATTGATCGTACTTCGGCCACTGTCCATCCATTTCCTTCACGATCTTGAAATCGTGACCCTTGTCAGGATCGGTGATATCACCGAAGTCTTCATCCAACATAGCAGCAATAATCTTCTTGAACAGAATAACACCGACAGAAAGAATCTCAATATCGTTGCTATCACGATCAAGAACATTCATGTAGTAACGAGCGCGAGGCTTGATGATGCGAGCAAGATCTTCATCTTCCTTGCGACCAGTCTTCCACAGCGTATAATAAAGATCACACAGAGGACATTGTTCACTGTGAACCTTCGGTAGTGTACGTTCTTCACCGTGTCATCAGGTCCAGGGATACGGTGAATCTTTGTTTCAGCGTAGAATTCTTCTCTCCGTCCTTCCAAGGGAAGGATTCGGATCATGTTACCACCATCCTTGATCTGGCAGAACTTTTGAAGGAAATCACCGTCTCGAGGAGCTAGAAGCTCCAGCGGGGTTGTTGTTGTTCGTGCTTCTTACGAAGCGCATTAAGGTCAATAGGCATAATAGTTCTCCTGTTTAAGTAGTGTTATAATAGTTGGTTACTTGTAAAGTTTAGTCTCTTCCCGCTTATTTGCGGAGACTTGTTGCAACATATCTTTCTTCTGCTCAAGAGCGCGAACGAGTCCCTTGAGTAGTTCATACTTGAACGACGCTTCGTTCAGTTTACGAGTAGCAGCAATATACTGCTCATCTGCAAAGACCTCGATCACTCAAGGTCTTTAGCGGTCAGCTTATTGCCAACTTTAGAATTGTTCCTATAAGAGGAACGAATCGTTGCAGCGACCTCACGTTATCAGCTTCGATATCATTAACAGTCTTCTTAGCAAGACTCATCAAAGCATGATAGTAAGAGTAAATAGTGGCTTGGCGTTGCATCTCCAGTTCGATATTAGAATCATCGAACGTAACCAAGGCATCACTAATAGTTTTATAGTTTTCCCAAGTAAAGTCCTCTAAGGACTCAATGAATTGTTTCATAAATTAGTTACAATTACAGGGTTTTTGTGTTGTGGGTTGTACTAAGTTTGTTGTATTAACCACCGAGGTATTATAGGCTACGTTCGATATTCCTTTAGAAAAATTAGTAATATATGAAGGGTTGCTTAATAAAGCGGAACTCGTTGGTGGTACGGGTGGATTTAAGTTTGGTTCTGGAAATAACATTCTGTATTGATTTTCTGTAATCAAAGTTAATGTTCCAAAAGCATCTTCTGCTATGTATCTCCAACTTGACCAGTTATACTTGTTAGGGCTGGATTTGTGGTGCCTTCTTTAATTAAACCAAATTTATAATTTATTTTATAAAATTTTCTATTATAAGTTTTAAATGGATTAGTTAATGGAATAAATCTCCACCGTCCATTAACCTCAATGGATGCAGAGACTAATCTTCTATTTCTTCTTTGTAATATGTCCTGTTCTCTCATACCTTATTTAGGGTATGAGAAGACAAACTGGAATAAAATGCCTATTAGAGAACCATCCTTGCTGAATCATGTTAGTTGTTACAGTAGTAATATATTCATTAGTTATGACTGGCATATTACCATCATTATTTAATCCAAAGCAATCAAAACCTATATGAATAATCTCATGTAATAGGGTCTTTTTATATTCTAAGTGGTCTTGGTCTGGGTCAACAAAGATTATCCTCTGTTCAAAGTCTACTTTACCCATTAGACCTTCATCCTTAGGCTTTCTGAACGATGTCATAATATCTAACACCATCAAAAAACCTATTAGGATGCTTATACTTATTCATCACCATTCTCCACATCGAAAATCTCATCACCCTCCTCCATTCGCAGGATAATCGCAGGATGCCCTTAACGGGAACAGAGAAGGAAGCGGGGTCTCACCATTTCTAGACTTCTGATAACGTATGCACGCATACGACCTTCGTCAAACTCCTCCTCAGTCTGATTTAACGACATGGCAAAATCGCAAGTACGAATCTTACCATAAGAATCACCAAGCTCTGCATCGGTAATAATCTTTACCATACGACCTTGGCGGTTCGTCTGTGTAGCAGTCCAGATTAGGAAGTTATGCTCCATAGCAACACCACGAAGTTCTTCTGCGATCTTCTGCTGCGCTTTGGTACTCTTGCTGAATCTTCAGGGTATGGAGTAATTTAGTTAGTCTACGATAAGAAGATCAGGGCTCGAACTCGTTGTAGTTCTTTAGCTGCACCAAGAGATTACGAATGGTATTAATCGACGCTTGACCTGTTGGAAATTCCTTAATAACCAGGCTCGCTACCAGGAAAGTGCTTCTGAACATATCAAGACGCTCTTAACCGTAAGCTGATTAGCAGGATCCTTAAGCTTCATCTGAGGAACCAAGGTCATCACCGAATCAAAACGCTGTGCGATCTTATCTTCGCTCATTTCTAGCGAGATGTACAAGACCTTTCTACCTTCCATCATCGAATGAACCCTTGATTCACTAGGAAAAGGGATTTCACCAACCCAGGAGGAGCAACAACCACAGCTACCCTTTCGCCCCTAAACCTCCCTCTAGAGATTTATTGATGGCGGCAGAAGGGTCTTGTACTTCTGATCTTGCTTCTTATTAAAGATATTGACCCAACGATCAGTTAATTCACTAAAATAATTCTGACCAGTATCGACATCACGATTGATGAGCAGGTTTCAACGATGGCTTCAACCTCATCCATGCGATTCTCTTTGATTAGCGAAATACTTTCCGCTATGGCAGATTTCATAGCCTTCCCTTCTTAGCAAAGTTCTCGATCAGGTCGAGCATATACTCTGTGTTGCTAACACTAGATGTATCAACATTATTGATGTTGAGAAGCTCGTCTTCCTGCATCAGAGACACTTTCTCTGCTAGTCAGCGTAGGCTTAATCATCCTGAATGATGAAATCAATCATCAGTATTGGAAGTTTGCCATACTTATCGTAATGCGCCTTACCAATGCTTCTCGAAAATCTTCGAGTGAGAAGGGTAGTCGAAAATAATCAGGCTTTAACTAGGTTTACAATTTGAAGATAAAAATCCACGATCAGACTTCAACAGGTAGATGATACCTCGTTGAATGTTTTCAGAAAAATCGTATGCCATGCTATTGTTGTTTTTAGGGGTTTTGTGATATCTAACTTTATTACCATGCTGGTCTTTGTAGCCCAGCTTGTTTGCTCTATCATAGGCATCTTCTGTTGGATTTCTTAGCAGCTTGTATTTTTCTTTTCTACTTGCGAAGAACTTACACGTTTCAGATTGTTAGCCTTGGCTATGTTAGCCCACTTCAATTCTACTGGTTTTATATCTACTTAGGATTCATCATTCATAGATGCTTTTGTGGCATCTATACTTTTTTCTGGGGAATCTGTTAGCTGTGGAATCTTTATCGAGCCTTTCTCTGCGTGCTTCTGATATCGCCTTCACAGTATGGAAATCACTTTTTACAGCGCTTTTTCTACCACCTGTTTCCTTGCCCATCATCTTTATAAATGATACACCCACATTAGCGTTTTCATATAATAACGTCCTGAGAGCTTCTTGCATTTGGACATTTAGTTCTGGTTGGAGCTTTGCCCATCTGGCAATCTCTATCCCAGAATATATCACAGTCTCTGCAAATCCACTCATATAAGGTCATATCAGGCTCCGCACTCTCCACCAGTTAGAGAACAAGCATCACGCAGCTTGCATACCAACTAACTGATCTTCGTTCTTACGCACATGTTTCTGGCTGTTAACATTCTCCTCGGCTAGAGGGATTGCTTGTCAGAGGTTCATTACCCTTTGAGCCAGCACGGTACACCGTTAGACCCTTTGAGAGTCAGGAGCATAATCCAAAGCTGCTTGCGAGAACTGTTGCGGTGTTGCAGTTGAAGGTAGAGTTGATCGTCTTTGAGATGCACGAATCAATCGAACTTCTTGAACTGTGGCTTGAACCTTGATGTGGTCCTCTCGGAGTTACGTCGTATGCGCCAACGAGTGCCGTCAAGAGGCTTCTTCTCATCGAAATACTCTTCCGGAATAGGGGGATCGACTACAAGCTGCTCCTTCCACACATTGTTCTTACGGTAGCGACGATTAGCGCATCGCAGAAAAGATGGAACGATACCACTCGAAACTCCGTGGAGCATCGAGATCGTTCCACAGGGGAGAATCGTAAGCATTACTGCATTACGGATTCCATAACGCTTGAAATGTCGTAAGCATTCGGATTCTTGCAGGTAGAGTCTTGGCAATACTTTCGTTAAGATACTTCTTGGCATCAAACCCAGGGAAAGGTTGCTTCATCACGGGCAAGATGGATCGACCGTCTTGTACGCTTCGTCACGGATAGTGCTGAATAGCCTTTCAAGGAGATTCCAGACGCTTCACTCGCTGCTGAGGCGAATGTTGAGCTTGATTAGCATATGAGTGAAGTCTACTGTCTACGCCAAGACCAGCATCTACGAGAGACGCTCACCGATCTTCTTGCACTCTTCAGGTTGGGAAAGTATTTACGGTTAACACGTTATCGAAGGAAAGCGTATTCCCGTGCGAGACGAGTTCTATGCTAGACGCTTCCAATCAATATCGGAACCATCCTCAAAGACACCGTGTTAAGCTTGGATTGGTATTACTCTACCTGGCATGCAGGTTACCATACGAAGGTAACGAAATCTCACCACAAGGATTAGTAGAATCAAGACGCTCGAAGTATGAGACATTGGTGTAGCTATTCGCTTCAGATCAATGTTGTAAATTCCAGGATCACCTGATTCAGCAGAGTTCTTTCCAAATAAGATCCCAAAGCTCTCCAGCGCTTGATATCACGTTGACCAATCATCTCGAACCGTATCAGTCCACTTCACCTTGTGGAAGTTATTCGCACGCTCCATAGCATCTTCCAGCACTTGTACCTAGAACACTAGTAACGCTTTATCAGTAACATTACCGTCTTGGTCTAGTGTATTACGGCAGAGATCGTAAGAATGGTACTCACGATTGTTGAATGTAAAGACAAGGCTCGTTGAGTTCGACAGCTTCTAGGAAGCGATTGGTACTGCAACCGAGATATTAAAACGTTGAGTTGTCCTTGATCTGACTTAACGTGAAGGAATTCAAGGAGGCTCAGTGAGTTACGTTGAGGATACCTATGAGTAGCAGTTCTGGAGGATTCTTACCAACCACGAACGTGTTCTCCAACTTCATTAATCATCTTGAGAACAGATACAGCACCAGGAGCAGAATTCTTCACGTACCAATGTGATCACTCCTTGGGGACGAATCTTCAGAAACATTAAATCCAACTCACCACCAGCAGCATGAAAGCGATACACATCCATTACGGTCTTACCGATGGAATCAACATTATCCTCTGGAATAATAACGTAGCGGTTAAGGAGGGTTGTGTCTGCCACCATTACGTCCGCTGCGAAAATGATACACGACCACCAGGAACAAAATCCCCAGATCCAATAGCCTCATAGAAAAGCTTTTCTACCTTTTCCTTCTCGTCATCACGCTCGGCTGTAGCCATAGTCTTTGCAATAACCTTGGCGCGTTCAGCCCACTACTGTTTCACCAGGGTATGCATAGCGTGATTCAAATATTTCTTGTCCTAGACCTGTAAGATTTTGCGTTAACCATATCACTTTCCTTTTAATTTAGATATTCCGTTAGACTTTTATAATAGTTAGGGTCTTTGCATTGTCCATTAAGAGTTTCAGATAATTGTTGTGAGTAATTACGAATAAAGTACGGTCTTTCTTTAATTCGGATAGGAGTATATAGAGTCCCTCCAAACCTTCTCTATCTAGATTCTCACCTACTTCGTCAAAAAACATAATGTTAGTTTTCTGATTATGAGATATCTTTAGTAATTTCTGTAGCCCTAACATAACTGCAAGGCTAATCTTTCTCTTCTCTCCACCCGAGAGTGACATATAACTAATAACTTCATTGTGTATGTGTTGTTGTCTCACTCAGTTCTTCATCAAACTGAATGAAGAATTTACCCTGTGATAGGTGAGATAAGTGTGCATTAACCTTGAGTTAAAGTTACTCTAGGACATTCTTTATCACATACTTTACAATACCAGACTCGGAGAAAGCTTTTTCCCAGAAACGCATGATCTCATACTTATTATTAAAGATCTTGCTTTTCATCAAATGCTTTTCTGCTTCTTAGCTAAAAGTCTCCTCCTTAAGGGATTCGTATGTCTGAATATCCTTTTGTAGAGATTTGTATTCGTTAATCCTGTGATGCTCAAGATGAGGATATCGGAGGAGTTACAATCTCTAAGCTTGCATATCCTTTGCAGAATACTCTAATGTTTCAATTTCGGAATATGCAAAAGCCCTTTCACGAAGCTATGCTTGTAGTTATTTCCAGAAATTATTTGACCACAAGACTCACAATTAGATTCCTGCTCTGGGTTTTTCTGGCTACTCTGAGCTTTTTAACCTTGAGATTCTAACTTGGTCGATCTTCTTCTTGGTATGTGCAATCTCCCATTGTAGTTGCTATTCTGTTCCTCAATACCAATAATATAATCTAAAGAAGTTTCTAGTGCTCTAGATATATTAGATTCCTTTATCTGCTTTGTAATCTTTTCTAGACGATCAAGTTCTTTATTGAACTTCTTAACATAGGAATCATGCTCCTCAATTACTGCATCGCTGAAGCGGCGCACGAAAACGCGAAAGCGTTTCACGATAAATGCGAAAACGGTTAAACACCCATCATTGAAAACTGAACGAAGGTGATC